TGTTTAGGTGTACGCTTAGGTTTATTTACACCTTCAAGATTATGTTTCTTGAGCAGTGACGCCTTTCGTATTTTATCGCGTTTAGACAGAGCCATTATGCTTCACCCTCTCTAATGGGCGCACCTCCACCTGCGGCGAGTGAGGCTTCAGGGATAGGTATCTCGACACCTGTTTTTTCTTTAACAGCTTGCCTAATAGCCTCGACCTGTTCGATGGGCATATTTTTCATCTGCTCTTGTAGTTGAGCCAACGCTTGTGCCTGTAGGTAAGCCTTTCCTCCAGCAGCACCACCAAGACTCGCTTGTGCTTCTGCCTGAACTGCTCCTTGTTGTGCTGCCATAGCTTCTTGCTGCATTGCTTCTAACTCAGCTTCGGGAATGATAATCCTGCGAGACAGACCCATACCAGAGATCAACTCTTCGGTAAGTTTTCGGATGTCTACGTTTTCGTTCTGTGTCAGGAATGGAAGCATTTGCAAAAGGCTTTCGAGCATAACGCTTGGGTTTTTCCGAATAGGGTTGTATGAAACCATTTCGAAATCCATCTGGATGTCTCGTAAGTCTTTGTGTGCAAGTTCTGCCCACCTACGGTCACCAGCCACACGAATCAGGCGCGGTTCACGCATATACTTTTTACTGAGGTAAAAAGCTTTTCGAGCCACATCTTCGATCGCGTCGTTGAGATGTCCTTCTCTGGTGGCAAGTCTCGTTCGCATTTGTGCGTCGATGATCGCCATTTCCGTGGCGGTTCGAGCACCCACAACCTGTCCTCGGGCGGCTTCAGCAAGTGCTGAAATAAAAGCAGCATCGTCTTCCTGGCGGGCGACAAACTCTTGTACACCTGCGGGGTTCTGAGGTTGAGGCATCTCATAAAAAAGCGTTGCGAGTGTGCGAAGAGATTCGCTGTTGGATGGGTTGATACCAACAAAAGAACCTGCACTGGCTTCAACAGCTTTATTTAGATCTTCCTCAGTAATGCGTCCTGAATCGTACAGAACACGAGGGATTTGTAGGTAAGTGATTTGCTTCATGTGAGTGAGCAAATCGTTGATTGTTTCTTGTTGTTTTAGAACCAACTGAACTTCGCTTAGACCCAAACAATCAATACCGGATTGATTTAGGCTAAACATAGAGTACGGGATGTAGTCAATTTTGTCTTCGAATACGACAGCGTCTGCTTGTTTGACGTAGTGTTGAATGACTCCACGCTCTCGGTCGTAGTATTCGTAGATGGTCACCCATTTGAATGCGTCTCGAACTTGTTGGGTATCGCTTTGTTGGTTGCGGTCCATCAACCATTTAGGGAATCTATCGGGTTCGACATCAGCAACTAAGTCAGCTTTGTACAGCCCAGACCGGACACGATTCTTAAACTCTTCAAAAGAGATTACCGTAGCTTCAATCCAATATCGGATGTCATCGGGATCTCTGGCCGTTAGGTCAAAGAACAGTGTGGATGGGTTAACGGCACGAACAATCGGGACATCTCGCTCTGCGTCCCAACCAGTTTTAAAGATTCCACGTTTACAAAGAACAGCATCAATCAATGCTGTGGATGCTTTACGTCGAAACTTATTTGTCTTGAAAATAAATTCAATCAAACCTGTGACCGAAGTTGCCGCGTCTTGTGACTTTGGTGTTCTTGCTACAGCCGCAACAGAGGGGTTTGGTCCAAGCAAAGCACTGACAGCCGTGTCTGCGATAGCATAAATTAGATTCTTAGAGCAGAGAAACGAGTTCATCTTTGATGAGTTAAAATCATCATCGGCGTGATTGAAAAAGTCACCACGGTAGAATCGACGTGATTTATCGAACTGAGTTTTCTCCGACCTTTTATAGAAATCTAAATGGCGGTCGATCAGTTTTGATAGCTTGGATGACATGCTTGTACCTACACTGTTTCAGTTTTGTCCATCTGAGCAATGGCATCAAGCTTCTTTTGTGCGTCGGACAAGTCTTCTGCTCGAGCCAAAGATTTTAGTTTTGAAAACAAATCAGCCATTGATGAGGCTTTTGACGCCAAGCCAGAAATGCTTCCGACAAGACCTGGCTTTTCCTGGTAAAGAGGGTGGTCCTTATCGATTTCGTTATTCATTACTTCTCCATAAGTTTAAGCGACGAATCTTTTGGCGTAGAGTCTCGGTTGTACATTTGTTGAATCATAGGAGACCTATCGTACACTTCTTGGAACTCTCTAAGTTTGTCTCCATCTAAAACAGGACTACCCTTCTTAGGTAGATTTTCTACGACCTTCTTTGTTTGGTTGTCTTGTGCCGCAGCTTCTTTTTTCTCTTTATCCAATGGGTCTGCCATCTCAACTCCAGTTCTGTGATGCAGGATTAAACGGTGATGTCGCAACTCTACGTTTGTGACGCTTTTGTTCGTCAAGCTGCCTGATTGTAACTTGTCCGGCCGTATATGTGTTGTTTGATTCTATATGACTCGATGTAAATTTTCTTTTTGAAAGTATATCTGCGGCCATTACAGCCGTTCTTGCGCGGTCAAAGTGATGCAGAATACCGTCTTCGCCGCGTACACGTTTCTTTCTTGAGCCGTCGTAGTTAAGTAGTTGGTGTAATGTTCCGCGACTCTGAATTCTTAAATCGCCGTCTCGTAGCATTTGAACAAGTCGTGCCTCAGATTCTTGGATTCGCTTTTGTGTTGCGTACCAACCAGGATGATTACGGTCAGTCCATAGGAGATTTCTTGTTTCTTGGTCTTTGAGAATAGCAATGCAAGCTGTTGCGTTCGACTCAACGGCCAGCAAAGCTTGATTGTACCTGAGTTGAATTTGTCGCAGTCTTTGAGCGAATCTATCTGGCGTCTCTCGATCCTCCCAAAAAGCAACTTCTCGCCAAGCCTCAGCATCCCACACAGTCAGAGCCGATTTATCACCTGTACTACCAAAACCGGCAGGGTCAGCCGTAATCAAATACTTCCTACCTGGCTTCGGCGCCTCAAACTCATGGCATCCCCACGCCGACATATCAGGGTCTTGTCGAGCTTCTGCCAACCACGGCTTCAATACTTCTGCTGGCATGACAGGGTTTGTAGTTCCCAACCAACCGTCGTAAGGATCTGAGGGGTACTTGCACGAAAACAAACGCGAATCACCTACAAACTCTGTGTTCAATCCCCGACGCCGAAACGCCAGATTGTACTTGCTCATACCCTCATGTCGTTCCAGGTATTCCTTTTCCGACGCCGTTAACTCAAACCCCTCAATCCTTTCCTGGCAGCTATCGTCTTCCCACCATTCGAGGAACAAAGGATGAAACCTACTGGTTCCCTCCAATGCTGATCGCCACATTTGTTCGTGGTGTGATCCTGCGCGACCAGGTGTAGACTCGAGAATAACTTTTGCGTTGGGTCGTTTATTTACAGTCGGAAATATGTTGATGGCAGCTTTTCTTTGCCATTGTGCCTCACCAAATTCTGTAATGACAAGTCTATCAATTGATCTACCAATAGCAGGGCTTCGACCACCAGCGGTAAGAACTTTAATACCGCCACCATGAATAAACTGCATTTGTGTCGCGCCTGCTTTTTTACCTTGAGCAAGAGGCATTTTGACATCGGCAGGTAGTCTGTTGTACGCAAACAATATACGCTCAAAGATATCTTCTGCCGTGTCTTGACGTTCTGCAATAAGCAAGCCCTTGACACCGCTAAGGTACATACAGTCCCGTAAAAGCAACATGACCGAAACAGTTGTAATTTTTGCCTGACGAAACTTGTTTACCATAAGCCAATTGTTTTCGTCGTACGCTTTCAACAACTTTTTTTGCGTATGTGTAGGCTCCATGTAGCCTGTAGACTCATCTTCTCTGACAATTTGACACATAGACACAAAGGCATCTGGCGTAGAAAATAACGCTTTAATTTTTCCTTGGTGTAATCCAGGTGCTTCTGCAAATTTAGCACCGCTGGTTTCTTCATTGTCTTTCTTTTTTGCCCGAGCCATAGCTTAACTTATCATGTAAAAGGTTTTTCGACGAAAGTGTTTGCGCTTTTGTGTGTAATACTGTAAACCTTAAACACGCACCTAATTTGCGGCTGGGTAGCCTATTTGGTCCAGTAAAACGCACCAGGCAGGCGTGAACAAGTTTTAATAACCTTAACATTTTATGTGAGAACAAAATGACTATCAGTACTGAACTACTGAATACCACGTTCGCGGATCTCCGTGGACCCCTGGTAAACTCGTTTGTTCGCAGTAATGAACTGTTCGAGGCACTTAACTCGAAAGCACGTATGCCCATGGAAGGCGGAACAAAGATTGAGCGTTCCTTTTCTGGTGGTGCACCTGCTCGCGGTGTTGGTGTCTACGTCGGTGACGAACTGTTGAACATGACTCGTCGTCAACAAATTCGAAAGTTTGAGGTTGAGCCTCATCGTATCGTTATGGCGGTTAACATTCCAAAGCGTGAACTTGCTCAAAATTCAGGTAAGTTGGCTATCATTCGTTTGATTGAGGAATATCCTCAAACTTCGATGGAAGCGGCAAAAGCTGATTTGAACAAATTCTTGTTGACTGGTGTAAGTCGTGGTTTGGCTTTTACTACTGCTGAACTTCAAGGTTTCTTGACTCTGAATGGACAGAAGAGTTCGGGTATTGGAACTGGTGTGAAGAATGGTCTTCTTGACTTCATTACCCCAGCTTCTCAAACTGACGTTGTTCAAGCGGTTAAGAAGAGCAACACATACTTCCACTTCAACCAGTTCAATGACATTTCGTCTTTCGTATCTGATGGTATGACTCAGCTTCGTAAGACTTATCGTCAATGCGCTCACTACGCTGGTGGTATCGGTAAGGGTCCAGACATGATCTTCATGGATGATGACACTTACACCAACTTCGAAGATCAACGAAGTGAAAACGTTCGCGTAACACTTGTCGATGACAAGATCGATAAGAGCAACACCTTGGGACTTAACCTTGGTCTTGCTTCCGTCACATCTTCTATCGACTTGGATCGTGCAGACTTTACTGCCGGTACAGATCCTGCCGATGGTGTTACTTACATGCTCAACACGGATTACATCGAGTTCCCAATGCTTGAAGCCCCGAGTATCTCGGAATTCAAGGAACGGGTTGGCGATCAAGACGTGGTCACTGCAATCTTCGCAATGCAAGGCAACATGATCTGCACTAAGCTTCCGGCTCAGGGTTGTGTGTCTGGCGGTGCGGCTTAAGGAGGTAAATCATGGCACAAGGAAATGAATTTGTCAGTAGTGGTAGTATTGCCGCCGATGGCTCCTTTACCGATGCTTTTAATCAAACCTATACAGACGAGAGTTACCCACTGGGTACTCTTCGTTACCAGTCTGCGGACGAAGTTGCGGCTGCTACGCATACGACTGGTGCAAACTTAGGTTTGAAGGGAGACCGGACATGGATCTTCGTAAAGGCAACAACCGCGTTGGCTATCTACGACTGCGCTATTGTTAAGACAGCAGATACGGCAACAGCTTCTTTTGAAGTTGCTCCGTCAGACGCTGCTGGTGACAATGCACTTGATGTCGTCGGTGTCGCTCAAACTGCAATCGGACTAAATGAATTTGGTTGGATTGTTTGCGCGGGTGAGTGTGTCGTCAATGGTGCTGCTAGCATTACTGCCGGTCAGTTCATCGACACTCACACTGGTGGTCAAGTAGATGATAGCACTGCTGCTGGAACGTTGATTGGTAAGGCTCTTTCTGCAACCGGTACTCCGGTTGCTGGAACGATCCGTGCTCGGATTCGTCTCCCGTAGCATTTGACTACGTGATACACTAAGGGGGCGTGGCTTTCGGGTTACGCCCCCTTTATTATTGGAGTTGATATGAATGTTTCTTTAGCTATGCTTCGTAAACAACTCTATGCGATGCGTGCATGGGATTCTTCGGGAAAAACTCAAGATGAGAGAATCAAAGATGCTTTAAATGCAGCACTTATGCGTATGGCTAGTGACGTACCACATGCTTTGATTCCTGATGAGGAACATGTGGTTTTGTTTCCCGATGTAGTCGGTACAGACGATGCGGTAAAAGCAAAAGTTAAAACCTTAGACAATGACAAAAGATTACTTCATTTTGTAGATACTTCGGGTACAAGTATCGGTGACCCCACGAGCTTAA